CTGACGGTCGCAAGCCAGAAGCACATTGGTGTCAACTTCACCTCTGCTGAACTGACCATGCAGTTGGACGACTTTGCGGAACGTGTTCTCAAGCCGCGTATCAGCCAGCTGGCGTCGAGTGTTGACGCTGACGTGGCGAATGCGTACAAGTCGATCTCGGCCTCGGTCGGAACGCCTGGCACCACGCCCGCTACCGCGCTGGTTCTGCTTCAAGCGCAGCAGAAGCTGAACGAGTCGGCAGCGCCTATGTCGCCGCGTTACGCAACGCTTAACCCCGCGGCCAATGCGGGACTGGTGAACGGCTTGAGCGGTTTCTTTAACCCGACGAATACGATCTCTCGTCAGTTCAAGACCGGCATGATGGGCGAAGGCGTGTTCGGATTTGAAGAGATGAACATGTCGCAGTCGATCGTCAACCACACCGTGGGTAGCTTGCCTGTTGCGCCGATTTGCGCGTCAAGTGTTCCTTCCACGCAAGGCGCGACGACGCTGGATATTACATACACCAGCGGCACCAAGACCATCAAACAGGGCGACGTTTTTACCATTGCAGCGGTCTATGCGGTCAACCCGCAGACCCGCCTCAGCACGGGTAGCCTGCAACAGTTTGTTGTGACCGCGGATCAGACCCTGACCAGCACCTCGGCGACCATCGCGTTCTTGCCCGCGATGTACACCGCGACCAACGCGCTGGCTACGGTTGATGCGTTCCCGGCTGCATCGGCTGCGCTGACGTTCTTGGGCACCGCGTCCACCGTGTATCCGCAGAACTTGGTCTATCACAAGGATGCGATCACGCTGGCAACGGCTGACCTTCTGCTGCCGCAGGGCGTGGACATGGCCTCGCGCCAAGTCCATAACGGCATCTCCATGCGGATCGTGCGTCAGTACGACATCAACAACGACCGCATGCCGTGTCGTGTCGACGTGCTGTACGGCTTCAGCACCATTCGTCCCGCAATGGCCTGCCGGATCTGGGGCTAACCAAACTGCTCCCGCGTTAAACGCGGGGGCAACTTAACACTTTAGGAGAAACAATCATGGCTCTTCCCTCAGTTGGTGGTGGCTATCAGTACACCGATGGCAATACGAATGAATTGGAAATTGAAGTCCAAGCAGCACCGCAAACGGCAACCGCAACCGCAACGCTGACTGTTGCTCAAATTACCGGAGGTCTTTTGGTGGGCAGTCCGTCGGGCACGGCGGCGTCCTACACTCTGCCTACGGCGACCTTGATCGATGCAACGATGACCAACATGAAAGTCAACAGCACCTTCACGCTGCGGATTATCAATCTTGGCACCACATCGGGCCTTATCACGGTGGTCGTTGGCACCGGCATTACTGCGGTCGGCAATCTGGTTATTGCCATCACCGGCAGCGCGGCGGGTGTTAGCGGAGCAGCCGAGTTTCTGTTCCGCAAAACCGACACAGCGGCATACACCGTTTATCGGGTAGCGTAAGCACTACCGCCCTCTGGCAATACCGCCGGGGGGCGGGTTTTTAAGGGCTATCATGGTCATCTACTTGCGGCATCCTGAACACGGCAACAAGGTCGCCATTGCAGAGGCCGAGGCCGCGTATGATGAGAAGAACGGTTGGGAACGGTATGACGCGGGTGCGCTGCTTACGCCCGTGGTCAATGAATTGATCCGACCTCGCGGTCGCCCGCGTAAGGAGCTGGTAGAGTGACGACATCGGCGGGAGACCAGATCAACGGAGCCTTGCGGCTCATCGGTCAATTGGCTGAAGGCGAAACGCCCTCGGCAAACACTTCAGCGGATGCGCTGATGGCGCTGAATCAGATGCTCGACAGTTGGTCGTCCGAGCGCCTGTCGGTCTTCTCGACTCAAGATCAGGTGTTTACTTGGCCCGCCAATACCGCAACGCGCACTCTCGGGCCAACCGGCGATTTTGTGGGCAACCGTCCGGTGCAGGTTGACGATTCGACCTATTTCCGAGATCCAAGCAACAACATCAGTTTCGGCATCAAGCTGATAAACCAGCAGCAGTACAACGGCATCGCGGTCAAGACGGTGACCAGCACCTATCCGCAAGTCATGTTTGTCAACATGACGATGTCCAATGTAGAGATGACGGTGTATCCGGTGCCGACCAAGGCGTTGAGCTGGCACATCGTCAGCGTCACCGAATTGGTCGAACCGGCTCTTCTAGCCACCACGCTGGTGGTCCCGCCAGGCTATCTGCGAGCCTTCCGGTTCAATCTGGCGGCTGAGATCGCTGCCGAGTTTGGCGTGGAGCCGCCGCCCCAAGTGCAGCGGATCGCCATGTCATCCAAGCGCAACATCAAGAGGATCAACAACCCGGATGACGTGATGAGCATGCCGTACAGCATCATCGCAACCCGCCAACGGTTCAACGTGTTCAGCGGAAATTTTTAATTGAAAACGCCTATCCTTGGCGGCGCCTATGTCGCCCGGTCAATCAACGCAGCCGACAACCGTCTGATCAACCTGTTCCCCGAGGCCGTGCCGGAAGGCAGCGGCGGGAAGGAAGGCGGGTTCCTGTCGCGCTGCCCCGGACTGGTGGTCCAGACGACGGTCGGCAGCGGGCCGATTCGCGGGCTGTGGCAGTACAACGGTTATGCGTATGCCGTGTCCGGCACAGAACTGTACAAGATTGATTCAAATTACGTTGCTACAAATTTAGGCAATGTAACCGGCACCGGGCCGGTGAGCATGGTGGACAACGGCACGCAACTGTTCATCGCGTGCAACCCGGACGGGTTCATATACAACGACAGCACGCTGGTGTTTGCCCAGATTACGGACGTTGATTTTCCCGGCGCGGTTACTGTCGGCTATCTGGACGGGTACTTTGTATTTAACGAACCGGATAGTCAGAAGTTCTGGGTAACGTCTTTGCTGGACGGCACGTCGGTAGATCCGTTGGACTTTGCCAGCGCAGAGGGCTACCCGGACAACGTGGTCTCGCTGAACGTCAATCACCGCGAGATCTGGCTGTTCGGCAACAACTCGATTGAGGTCTGGTACGACGCTGGCAATGCGGATTTCCCGATGGCGCGTATTCAAGGCGCGTTCTTGGAGCTAGGTTGTGAGGCGGCGTACTCGGTTGCCAAGCTGGACAACGCGCTGTACTGGCTCGGCTCGGATGCCCGCGGGCGCGGGATAGTGTATCGGTCCAACGGGTACAACTTTACCCGCGTGTCCACGCACGCCATCGAGTACGAGATCCAGAGCTACGGCGACATCTCGGATGCGATCGGCTACACCTACCAGCAGGCGGGCCATGCGTTCTACGTTCTGACATTCCCCGGCGCCGACAAGACCTGGTGTTACGACGTTGCCACGCAGTTGTGGCACGAACGCGCCAGCTTCCAGAACGGTGAGTTTGAACGTCATCGGTCCAATTGCCAAATGGCGTTTAACAATCAAGTCATCGTTGGTGATTACCAGAACGGCAACCTGTACGCCTTCAATCTGGATTCATTCACCACCGAGTTTGCGTTGCTGCTGGAGAGCGGGTCTTTGCTGCTCCTAGAAAACGGCAGTCCTATCACCTTGGAATCCATATCGGGCAGTCTGGACAAATGGCTGCGGTCGTGGCGGGCGCTGGCAACTGGCACCAACAATCTGAAACGCACCGCGCAGCACTCGCTGCAACTGGACTGCGAGGCGGGCGTGGGTCTGACCTCGGGCCAAGGCAGCGACCCGCAGGTGCTGCTGCGGTGGTCCGATGATGGGGGCCACACATGGAGCAACTACCACAGCCGCACGATGGGGGCGACGGGCGAGTACGGCCAGCGCGTCATCTGGCGGCGCTTGGGCATGACCGAGAAACTGCGCGATCGCGTCTACGAGGTGACAGGGACCGATCCCGTGAAGGTGGTCATCATGGGCGCGGAACTGTTCGTGACTCCGACAAGTGCCTGACATCTCCCAGATCCCCGCGCAGCGGGTGCCTTTCACCGATGACCAGAAGATGGTCACGCGGGAGTGGTATCGGTTTCTGTTCAACCAGTTCACGCTGACCGGCGCGGGGCAGAACGCCACAACGCTGACGGAGGTGCAGTTCGGACCGACGCCCGCGTTTCAAGCCTACCCGCGCATGCCCTACGGCGCGTTCTTCGACACCACCAACCAGACGGCCCCGGCCAATACCGCCCGGGTAATGTCGTACAACACGACCGACATCTCCAACGGCGTCAGCATCGGGACTCGCACGGCGGTAGTCACCGGCACCATCAACAACGGCGCCGCGTCAGCCGGCACGGTGATGACCGTCACCGCGGTCACCTCGGGGACTATCTTCCTCGGCATGACGGTGGCCGGCACCGGCGTGACGGCCAACACCCGCATCACGGCCTTTGTGAGTGGTACGGGCGGCACGGGTA